CAAGCGACCAAGCCTTGTTGGGCTGAATGAATTGCCCGGTGGTCGATAGGTCGGAGACGGCGAAGGCCTCGACGGGTGAGCCGAGTTCTCGGAGGCGCTGCGTAACGGTCAGCTCGTCGGGGGTCGTACCTTCGTCGATGAGCCCGCTGATGGCGGCGGCTATGTCTTGGTGACGAGGCTCAAAGAAGTCGGAGGGTATGAGCCCATCGGGTAGAGGTAGGCCTTGAGCGATTGAGACGGCAAGGAGATGCCGTTCCGCGTCTAAGGCAGAGGGGGGAGGTTGTTCCATGGCTTGGAGGTTGGCGGGGGACTAAGGGGCTTAGGTCTTCTTCGGTCGAGACTTTTCGCCGTAATGCGGCATCGGGTAGGGTTTAGCGTCTTTGCGGATTGCCCGGCGGTAAATGCGTTTATCGATGAAGCCGAGTTTAATGCCCTTCTCCAAGTTATCCCAAGCGGAGTTGCGGGACATCTTCCAGCGCGTGGCCCACTCGGCTACGGTGCGATAGCCTGGAGCGGGCGTCTCGGCGGTCTTGTGGATGGCTGACATGACGCGGAGAAGCAGAGCGTCGGGCTTGGATTTGCTCATGGGGTGAAGGTCTTGAGTTCTGTCTGCCAGATCCATTGGTCGCCCATCTTGTGGACGAGCCAAGCCTTGTAGTCGCCACCAGCGGTAACGAACCCAGCGACGAAGCCCGAACCCCACCGGGCGGTTGCTAGGCGGTGAGAGGCGTAGGACATCTCGTCCTTAAGACATAGGCAACCAGCGGAGAAGGCGTTACCGCCACCGTGCTTGGTCAAGGCGACGCTTGCGAGGTTGTGGGTGTGCCCGTGTATCAAAGCCCCGCCGTGGGGAGCGTAGTGCAATCCCTGGACGACTGTCCCATTGGCGCCGTGGGCGTAGCCGTGAACCATAGCGACAGGGCCGAGACGATAAACGCCCTTGTCGGCGTGGTAAGGCAGGATGACCTTGGCACCGTTCTGTCGGGCGACGCGGTTGATGCGGTCCTTGAGGTCGGTGCAGTAGTCTCGGACGATGGCCTGCCCGTGGCCTTGCATAGAGTCTAGCCGGTGTTCGTGATTACCCCAGAGGTAGACGTTGGGCTTCCACTTGGAGAAGAAGTCCTCGCCCGCTTCAATGTCCAGCTGCAGAGACTCAGCGCCTTCCTTGTCGGTGCCCACGCCCTTACGGAGGGAGCGGAAGTCGTAGTGATCACCGCCGGCTACGCGGATGTCGGGCTTAAAGTCTTTGGTGAAGGCATACAGCGCCGCGAGGGCTTCGGGGTCTGCCATGTCCCCGTGCGAGTCCGAAGCGAAGATGAACTTGGTGAGTTTGCTCATACACTTGGAGGGGATGGCTTCCCTTTGTAGACCCCGTGCTTCTCTTTGTGGCTGCGGAAGCGGAGGCCTTGACGGACGGCGGCGTTATACATACCGGGAGCCGAGAAGCCGAACTTGATGGCGGTCTCGGTGGCGGTCAGCCCTTCGGCGATGCCCTGAGCTGCGGCCTGTGCCATCGTGAGCCGTCCCTTGGCTAACAAGTTCGAGTGTTCCTCGTTGAGGCGGTGCGTGTGGGTCGTGCCGCGTCCCCACTCAAGACGGCGCCGACAGCCGGGAGGCCAGATGATGCCATGCCGGCAGACGAAGGCCTCGATGGTCTTTAGGGTTACGCCCGCAATCTTAGCGGCGTCAGCAGTTAGCCAGGAGCCACGGATGGCTTCCCTGATGGCCTTGGCTATGTGGCGGTCGGTCGGGTCTTTGTAGTCGTCGACCCGGATATGTGGCTTGCTGTCGTAGTGGGGACAGGTGGCGAGGAAGCGAAGGCGGTCGATACTTACGCCCCACGCCGTCGACATCTCCGCCAGCTCGTCGTCGGTAGGGATGGACATGATCAGAACTTGTCCGAGGTCTTAGCGGCGTTCCATGCTTCAACCTCTTGGCAAAGTTCGTCTGCCTCCCATCGCTTTTGAAAGAACTCGGTTCGCTTTGCCATCTTATCCCCAGCCTTGAGCAGCGCGTCGATGCCGTTGCGGTAGCGGTTCAAGTCCTTCTCGGAAATCACGACCCATTGCCCGTCCTCGGTCATCTTTAGGACGTTCGCCAGTTGAGCGTTGATGTCCTGTTGCGCCTTTAACTCAGCGAGTAGGCGGTCGATGGTCTGCTGCTTGGTTTCTTTGCGGCTCATAGTTCTAAGTGTTTAGCGACTGACTTGCCGACTTCTCGAAGCATGACGGCGGTGTTAGGTTTGAAGACGTAGGTCTGGGTCGGGATGCAACCCTCGAGCATCTCGCGGATGCTGGCGGCCTCCTCGTCGTTAGCCGGACCGACGCCTTCGGTCTCGATGTGGAGGTGAATGACTCGCCAGCCTCGGACCTCATTCATCAGCTGCTTAGTGACGACGACCTCGTTGATGTACCGGGTGTCGGTAACTACAACGTGACCACGCTCACGGGTGGCGGCCTCGGTGAGGTTGTAGACGAAGACGTCTTTGTGGATGGATCGGGCGAAGCGACCTAGGGCGACAAGGGTCTCGCGGTGGGTAGCCTTGACGGTATCGTCGTGGAAGTTAACCGACAGGCCTAGGTTGATGCTGAAGTCGTTAGCCGCGTCCTTGAGGGCGTCAGCAAAGGCGATGCGCTTGATGTCCTGGGAGTGTCTAATCATCCCCTCGGCGAACGTGTCCTTCCCGCTGCGGGCGTACCCGGAGAGGAGGACAATGGTCTGCGGGGTCTTGAGTCGTGCGCTCATATTACCAATCGGTCGGGGTTGGGATGGTCGACGCGGCGGCACCCTTGCCCTTGGGGAAGTTCATCTTGTACTTGAATTGCGGACGGCCCTGCCATTCGCCATCGGGGGTCACTTCGACCTCGACCTCGAAGTAGGTGGCGGTCGCCGGCTTGAGGTAGTCGATGAAGTCGGGGACGGAGAGGTCCGCACGAGGCTCGGAAACATACTTACCGGAGATTTTACCGACCAGCATAGCGAGACTCTTGCCGTACTTGGTGCCGTAGCTCTTGGAGAAGCAGAGGCCTTCAGCGGTCTTGAAGAACAGGCGGGCAGAGACGCCATCGTCGTAGACCTTGACCTTATCTTCTTTGGGCAGCGACATTTTGAGGACATACTTGCCGGTCTTGTCGATGGTGGTGAGGGGTGGGCGGTCGTTTTGGTTTTCCATATGTGGGTTGTTTATTGGTTAGGCAAAGTTGATAGGGGCGGCCTGAGCGGTGGACGCGGGGCGGGCGATGACCTGGACCTCGGCAGAGTAAGAGGGCCACTCGTTAAAGGACTTACAGGCCTCATATGACTTGAGCGCCGAGAGCATCAGGGCTTCCCCTTCGGCTATGAGGTCGGCGTGTAGCTCGAAGACGGCGGTAAGGAAGGGGGCTTCCTTCTCGACGACGATGAAGCGGAAACCTTTTGGGCGGGTGCCCAGGGCGTACTTGCAGAGGGCGAGATACCAAGCGGCCTGTAACTTGAAGTCGTCCGACCAGATCATCTGGCGACCAAAGCCCTTGGGCGTGGCTTCCTCCATCGTGGTCTTTAGGTCGTAGAGGTAGCCGTCGGCGCCGATGATATCGATTGAGCCCTTGATGGGGACGATATAGTCGGCCTTGAGCATGACCTCGGTGGCGACGGGGACGATGTTATGGCGGGCCATAGCGTCACGGAGAGCGTCCGAGTAGGAGAGGGCGTTGTCATATTCGTCAGCCTTGCAGGGAACGTCGGTCGGCTGCAGGGTGGACTTCCAGTACGCGTGGACTTCTTTGCCTTCCTTCGTGCGCTTATCGCAATCGGGCTCGGGCTTAAAGGCGGCGAAGCGTTCGGGCTCAAGGATGGCGACGTGCGTCATGATGCCTTCGCGGAGGGCCTTGGAGTCCTTGCGGGGGTTGGCCTTATCGTGGGCGTACTTAGCCGGGGCCTTGAGGAGCAACTTGGCTCCCGTCTGGTTAAGGGCGTCGATGGCCTCGTACTCTTGGCGGGTGCGGGCGGCGGTGGCTTGGGCGATTTGCTCGGCGGTATACATGGTGGGGTGGTTGTGGGAATGGATTACAGGACGTCGTCGGGGTTGTCGAGGATGCTTTCCGCATCGTTCAAAGTCTTGTCCATCTCCTCGGCCTTCTCGTGCAGGTTTTGGACGCTGACCAGGAGTGAAGCCAAATCGGCTCGGACGATGTTGAGGCGCTCACGCAGCTCGAGGAGGTCGTTCGGATCGTCAAGGCGGGAGGAGTCAGTCGTCGACAGGACGGACAGGAGGCGGTCGGTGTCGATGGTTACGCGGGTGATATCGTACTGGGTTACGAACGCGGTCTGGTAGGACGAGAGGCTACGGGCCTCGGTGTTTAGCCGGCGAAGGGTCGCGGCGAGGCGGTCGGTGTTGGTCATTTGAGGATGGTCTTAATGCGGGTTAAAGTGACCTCCTTGACCTCGCCCTTGAGGACTAGGAAGGTGCGGAGGTTGGAGCGGTAAAGGGTCGGCATGGTCTCGGCGGTCCAGCCCTTGAGGAGGCGCTCAAAGACGACTGCCGTCTTAGCAGACACTTCAACGTAGAGCATAGAGTCGAGAATGATAATCAGAGCGAAGGGCTTGCCGTCATCCTTGAAAGACTGGGCGGCCTTAAAGACGGACGATGGAATAGCCTTAAATGATGCGGTCACTTGGGAAGAAAGACCGGGCCGAGACCCATATCTTTTTGAGGTGGATGGACTGGCGTTTGACGGCATCAGCGACCGACTGACTAACCGCGTCGATAATGTAGTAGTTGCCGTGCAGCTCGAAGGTGGCACCCGCAAAGGTGGGCACGAACTTGGCTTGCTTGGCTAGGATGACGGCCTCGAAATCGGCGAGTTCGACCTCGGCGTGCTTCATGTCCGAGATGGAATACTGCCGGATGGCCTCGGTCTTTATGATCCACATGAGGATGACGGTATGGTCGGCGAGGATGACGTTGATGGGTTGCCCGGCACCTTCCGTCGTAGCGCTCACGACTGACCTCCCGCTTCGAAGTCTCTGTATGCCTTGTTTGCCTCGTCGGTGTCGGGCAAGCATATGCCCATAGCAATGCCGGCCTTGCGGAGGCGGGCGACCTCGGCCTTGAGCCGCTCAACTTCGTATTGAGTAAACTCGGCGGCAAGTTTATCGACATGAAGTTGAACCCTATTGTCGTAGGAAACTTCGGCTTTCAGCCGCTCGACCTCGGCCTTGAGGCTGGTCTGGTTATCAATCAACGCGGCGATTTGCGACCTCTGCCCGTGGACTTCGTTGTTCGCCGTTTGCCAAAGACGGACGAGGCGGTCTTCGTTCTCCTTCTCCAACTTGAGGTCAGACTCCAGCCGCTCGACCTCGGCCTTGAGGTTAGCCACGGTAAGGCAGTCGACGCGCTCGTGGGAACGGACCACGGCTTCGAGGCAACGGACCTCTGCGGTGAGGGTTTCGACCTGAGCGTTGAGGGCGATGACGCGGCCCTTCAGCTGGGCGGACTCGATGATATCGTCGATGTTCATTTGGCGGAGTTGGTTACGGCCTGTTGGAAGGCGTTGTTTTTAAGGACGGGCAAGTGTTCAGCGGAGAGGTCTTTCAAACCTTGTCCAGGCTTGAGCCATCCTTTGCCCACGAGGATTTCAACGGCGGCGGCCTCGAGGTTAGGGTTGCCCATAAAGGCCTTGGAGGCTTCGGCCTTAGACGCGGAGGCCTGATGCCCGTCGTCGTCGAGGTCTACGGAGATACCGCAAGCCGTCTGGATAGACTGCCGGCGAATGTAGGTCACGGCGCCGCCAATCTGTTGAGCCGTTAAGCCGTCGGCCTTGACCATCAAGCGACCGAAGGAGAAGGCGTGGCCCGAAGTGTGCAGCAGGGAGGTCGAGACGCCGACTTTGCCTTCCTCGGTCTCGAGCGTCTGGATCAGCGCAAGGTTATGCGCCGCGAGGACAGGCTTCACCGCGTCGAGCAGAGCGTCGAGCGAGACGTAGCGGGCCTTGAAGGCAGGGTTGATGCGGTTGGCACCGACGTTCTCCATCTGGGAGAGGGCGGCGATGACGTCCGCGTAGGGATTGGATTGCTCCAGGGGTTGGGTTACTTTGCTCATGGCTTGTTTGTGTGGGTTGGTGTGTATGGATTAGGGGAAAGTAGTCATCTCGTCGACCGTCGACTGCGAGACGCAACGGAGGCGGCCCTCGTGGGACAGAAACCAGTAGCGGGTCGAGCCGGTGAGGGTGCGGGGCTTTAACTTACGGGCCACGGTGCCGTCCTGTAAGACGATGTAGGACGAGCCGGACAGTTCGCGGTAGGAGGCGGGGGCCTTGGCTTCGGGGTTGTTCTTCGAGAGTTTCTTTTGCATTGGGAAGGGGGTCAGTTGATGGCGCCGCGTCGAGCAGCGTCAAGGATGAGAAGGGCGTCGGCGTTAACGAGCGTCACGTCGAGGTTAGGGTATAGTTCAAGGGCCTTGGCCTTCAAGTGGTTCTTCCAGTCCTTGCCGTGGTCCTTCTTCTTGCCGAGGCCGTGGGCGGCTTGCCACGCTTGCGGCTTAGTGCGTCGGAGGGAGTAGCCCATAGCGATGGAGGCGCCGTAGATGAGGCCGAAGTTCTGGGCAAGGCGGGCGATGGAGGACGCGGGGATAAGCGGGCCGTAGCCGGCGGTCGA